TTACACGATTGTGTTCAATATCTTCACCGCACGTTCTTCCTCTCGTGGGTAGAGGTGCGAGTAGGTGTTCCATGTCATTGATATGTTGGAATGTCCAAGACGTCTTGCTATCTCCTGAATGTTTATGCCCTCATTGGCAAGCAGGGAAGCGTGGCTGTGACGGAAGTCATGAATACGGATACGTTTGACACCTGCCAAGTCTGCAAACTTCTTGTTGGTCTTTTCAAGGGACGTGTCACGAATAGGACGCTCACCACCGCAGATGTACATATCATCACTGAACTTTGGCACTGCTTTCTTACAGCGTTCGTAATGTTCTGACAGCACTGCTCTTAACGGCTCTGGTATCTGTATCGTCCGTATGCTTGGCTTGTTCTTTGGCGGCGTGATACGATCACCGCCTTTGAGCTTCTGAGCAATGCTCTTGGTGATGGATATGTAGCCGTCTTTTATATCCGTCCATCGCAGGGCGTATATCTCGCCTTTTCGCATACCCATGAAAAACGCTATGTTGAAAAATACATAGTAGTTCCATTCGTACATTGAGCCGCCGTCCTCTGCTTCCTGAGCATAATTCTTAGCTGCCGATATGTATTTCTTGAACTCGTCGGGCGTGTAGAAAAGCATTTCTTTCTTGGCTTCAAGGGGCGCTTTGAAGTTGCCTGCGGTGATAACGGGGTTTTTCGGAATGTATTCCATTTTTACAGCATAGTTCATCATTGCACGAAATTCGCCATAAATGTTCTTTCGTGTGACGATAGCCAATCCCTGCTCTGACAGCTCCTGCTTCCATTTCTGCACCATTGGTACGTTCAGATTATCTATCCTAACGCTTTCAAAGGTCGGTAGGACGTTCTTTTTCAGTATTCTTAAGGACTTGTCCAATGACGTTTCACGGACCTCTGAACGCTTGGCGGTGATGTACTCCGTGAATAGCTGTCCGATAGTCATTTTCGGAGTTATCTCTTTAGCATTGAGCTTTTGTGTAAGCTGGAGTTCAAGCTGCTTAGCCGCCTCTGCACCAAACACCACACGGTCTATCTGATGAGATTTTCCGAAACTGTCCGTATAATTGACACGCACACGATATTTTTGCAGACCGTCTTTTCTGATGTTCTTTCCGTTCTTGTCTGTCATTTTGTAGATCGGCATAAATATTCCTCCTATTCTTGACACTTCCTTGAAAGTGTGCTACAATAAAAGGGCAAAATTCGCCCTTTCTTAATGGGTTAGTGTGAATTTTTGAGCTGATATTGGTAGTATCCGCTCTGCTCGCCTCTGAGTGTTGGTAGCACTTGGGGGCGAGATTTTTTATTTACTATTTTTATCAATAAACCTGGATGCTTTAGCCAAGTAATCAGGCATTGGCATTTGTATTGCAAAGCAGCCAGGAGTAGTGCAAGATGAATGCAATGAAATATTATCAATGCTTATGTATTCTGATAAGTCTTTAAGCGACTTTTTTAGCTTGCTTACAGGAAGTTGCGGCGTATGCAAGAACTCGAATGAAACTGAATTTTGCTTGTATAAAACATCTATCTTTTCTAATTTTAGAACTACATCAAAAGTCGTTTTATAGTAGCAGACTATATATTCGGCATTTTCTTTCATGAACTTTTTACAAATACGGGGGTAATCATCAAGGTCATTCATCATTGTAGCTTTTTCTGCATATTTAGGGGTAGAATAAATTTGAAAGCTGTTGGTTTCGGTAACTGGTTGCTTTGCTTTGGAAGAAGGATTATGCTCTTGTAAATGCTCTTCCTTTTTGAGACGCATTTTTATTTTGCTTGTTCTTTTGGTCATACGAGACAAAACATTTCTGTCCCATAGCTCTATTCCATTAACTTTTGCTAACTGTTTTGCCGGCTCAGTAAAGTATTGATTTGTCATAACAACGCCTTTATTACAACCATAATATGCAAGTCCGCCAATTACTTCTTGTATAGGTTTATTGTCAAGTTTGTGGCTATAGCATTTACATTGTATAGCATATTTTCGCATACCTTTTCTTGCAATAATGTCGACGCCATAGTCTCCAGAGCCTTGTGTAACTTTTACGTCATAAAAGCCGTTCATCTTCAAGATATCAGCACAAGCAAATTCGAATCTATGACCTTCCATATTATCAAGCTGAGACATTGTATATTTTCGATTAAAAAATCCGAATATTTTGAGAATAAGAAGTATGCCAATAACCGATAAAATGATTATTTTGGCTTTAGTAGAGAGATGTGTTTTGGCTAAATTAAAAATAGTAAATACAATACAAGCTAATATTGTGTAGCCCAATATAGTGGCAATGCAGCCTGGCTCTGATTTGCGTTTCTTTTTACCCATATACGTTTCTCCTAATTGATATTTGAAGTATCAGCAGGGAATTTCATTTTAACACTCTGCCCTGAGCGTCAGTGAAGTTTCCCTGAAACAAATTTATCATATCAACTATTGCTCCAATAAAGAAACCTCCGAAAGTAAAGAAGTACAGCAAACCTGTGCCAGCTTTGCCTACATAAAATCTGTTCAAACCGCCCAAGCCTAAAAAGGTCAGCAGGCAAAGTATTTCAGCTGTGCTTTTGCTCTTAGGGCTTACCTGCTCAACAGGAGCTTGCGGTGCGACCTGCTGGACGTTTGTAACGTATGTGATGTGCTGAACGATATTGCTGTTATGCTCAACGTGGTTATCAATTTTCTGTGGCTGCGGAAGTTCGTGACCACAATATTCACATACTGCTACGCCTGGTGCGTTTTCGCCTTTACAATTTGGACAAGTCATATTTTTTTCCTCCCTATAAATCGACATTTGTAAACAATTTATGAAATCATTTACATTGTCTTAAATTGGTGATATAATGTATTTGTAATCATGCGGGAGAAAATTCTGTGTGCTATCCCTGTCAGTATTTGCGGTGCTGACGGGGATTTTTTTTATTATAAAGATTTTATAACCGTTTTTACAATGCCGAGTATTCTTATGCGATCTCTTTCTGCACCGACAAACTCTCTTGGCTGATACTCGGGATTGAATGATACAAGGGTTATCTTGTCATCAGAATACTTGATTTTCTTCACAACGCCGTTTTCACCGTCGATAAGGGCAACAACTACCTGTCCGTCCTCAGCCCAATCCTGCCTTAATACTTGTATCTTATCACCGTTCTCTATCTTCGGATACATACTGTCCCCCGAAACGACAATGCACATTGTATTCTTAGCTTCTTCCTCGCTGACGATATAAAGCGGCATATAGCCTACAACATAATCGTCAGCATAAGCACCAAACCCAGCCGACACGCTCTCATATATAGGTATTATATGTACGTTGTCTTGCGGGAGTATGGTTGCGTTGGAGTCAATAGGTTCGTTGCTTTTTTTATCTTCTTCGTCCCAGCCCATTAAATAAGAGGGCGTAACACCAAGAACTTTTGAAAACTCTACAATGCTACTGCGAGGTATATCTCGACCCTGTGTTTCAATTTTATTTATTGATGAACGTGATTTATAACCTAAGAGATGTGCTAATTCAGTTTGAGAGTAACCTTTTGCCTCTCTTGCTTTCTTTATTCTTTCACCCATTGTCATTATAGAACACCGTCCTTTATATTGAGTATAGCATTTGTAGCCTATAATGTCAACAAAATTTTACGCTTGTAAAATTATTTTGTCAATGTAGACAAAAACGGGTACAAAAACTTAGCAATATTTTTCCGTAAAATAATGTTGACAAATATGCCAACATAGAGTATAATATGTTTGTAGACGAATATGACTACAATAACAAGAAACGGAGGTGAGGGTAGATGAATACATCTATGTTGCTTGATAAGATTGAGAGTAGCGGAATATCCAAAAGCGAAATCGCAGAAACGTTGGGAATAACTCGTCAAGGGTTGTACAACAAGCTTTGCGGTAAGAAAGAGTTCAAGGCGTCAGAAGTGCGAAAGCTTTCGGAACTTCTTGATCTCACAAGTGCTGAGCGAGAGCAAATTTTTTTTGCTGATTGTGTAGGCACAAACGCCAACAAGTGATTAAAGAGGGGGTGAGAGAAGTGAACAAACCATATACACGTTTACTTGAAGAAATAAGCAAGCGTGAGATAAAGCATAAAGCTATCCAAAAAGAGCTTGGCATAGCTAAGTGTACGCTGTCGGTCAAACTTCACGGCAAGAGAAACGCAAGTTTTTCACTGGAGCAGGCAATAGCTATACAGCAAAAGTTTTTTCCAGATGTTCCAATAGAGGAACTGTTTAAAAGATAAAGGGTGAAACATCTGCGAAATGTTCCACCCTCTCCAAAATTTTTAGACAGGCTTATCTACCTTTCTTGCCTGTCTTTGTCTGAGCAAGAGCACTGGCTGCAACACTTTTCTGAGTCTTTGTTGATTTTGGATTAGAAAGTATTTTGGAAGCCTTGCTTGCAACAGACTTGCTCGTCTGACGAGTATTCATTACATACCACCTCCTTTTCATAGTGGTATGCTTGTATTATACCATATGTAGTGTTAAAAGTCAATATGTAAGTACTAAAGATAGTTATCTTACTAAAACGGACAGGAAAGAAAAGAGGTGAGGAATTATGTTTGATGAGTTTCGGCAAAACATCAAAACGATTGCGAAGTCAAGGCACTTAACATATGCTCAGATTGCTGAAAAATCAGGGCTGAAAGCAAATACGATCAGAGCATTCATGTGCGGTGTAGATGACAGTAGACGTATTGCTGAAAACATTGCAGATGTACTCGGTGTAGAGATCGTGTACAGCAACGGTAAGTATAAAATCAACAGTAATAAGACAGAGAAAGAAGGTGAACCAATGCCAGACAACATTGAATTGAGAGGCTGCGACAGTGCAATGACAAGACAGGTCATTGTCACGAAATCACTTAAAGGCTCAGGAAAAGAAAATGACCCCTATCGAGAGGTCGCGCAGTATTGGTCTTTGACAGGCAAGCTGCTTTTTGAGCTGACAGACGAGGACGGACAATAATATTACCCAACAGCCACAAAATATAAAACGAGGAGGAATAAAAATGAGGTCACCTGACATTGAAATGGCAGTGCGGCTGTACTATGAAAAGCCCGAGATAACCAATGCGGATATCAAGGAGCTGTTCGGCACAGGTGAAACGCAGACTATCAAGATCAAGAAAGCTGTTAAGGAAGAAATGGAAAAGCGTGGTGTGAAGTCATGGCTGCCACACTCGGTTAATACCGAGATAGCCTACGAGGTGTGGGGCATTGATATCGACAACTTCGAGAAAAGGCTTAAAAAACTCCGCACGCTTTACGGAAAGGACGTGAGAAAATGATAGCTGTGTTAGAGATAATCAGATGTGCCGCAGCGGTAGCGCTCTTGGTGGTGCTTGCAATGTATGTAGCGTACAGGTGGTATGTAAGTGTAAAAGAAACTGCCTACGAGGAAGCAGAGAAGAGCATAAAGCGTGCGGTAAGAGAAGCAGGCAGACCCATAGTCAAGGTCGAAGTTGAAATGAAAGGAAAGTGGTAAAATGGCGTTGATACTGCTGATAACAATAGCTGTGCTTGCAGGGATAGATGTAGTGATGTATTTTGTGCTGAGCGTGGTGGATAGGCACTTGGAGAAACGTTTTGAGAAAGAGGAGGATAACGATGATAGTGATGAGAGAGGTATTTAAGAGGGACAAGCCCCTTGACAACGGCAGTGGAGCGGTAAGCCTTTGCGTGTTCCATTCAAATGTCAAGTCTGACGAGTGCGGTGCGCTGACAGTAACGCCAACGAAGGACTACTGCCGCAGATGTGCATTCTACAAGACCCGTGAGGACTTCGACAGAGGGCTTGGCGATGCCGCAAGGTCGCTCCGTGAGAAAGGGCTTGAGCCTGTGAAGAAGATGGACTATGACGGCAAGCAGTATATGAGCGTACAGCCGATAAGGGAGGATAAAGATGATAACGAAAGAGGAGTTTGAAAAGGCGGTGGAGTACTGTACAGGATTTGCTGTTAGTTGCGAAAATTGTCCGCTATGCGAAAAAGATTTAAAGTGTGGTGCGTATTTGGCAGAGTGCCTAAAAGAAAACGAGCTTGCACCTGCGGCAACAGGCACAAGCTCGGAGGTATCAAAAGATACCGATAACATACATATTGATGATAGCACATTGCTGGATATTTGTCAAGAGGAGCTAGAGGCAATATCAGAAATAGCCATTAATGACTACCCAAACGGGTATCTGACGGGATATATCGTAGCTTTACAGAATAATATCAAGAGGTTGAGAGGCGGTGACGACAAATGAAAGGTTTGCCAACACGATGTATAGACCCTGTAATGAAGTGTTGTCAGGATTGCGCTTGGGGATATCGTAAATATGGCGATGACGTGGAATGCTCTGCCGACCTAGCAGGCTGTTGCTTTGAAAGTGGTTGTACACTCGGTTTTGACAAAGGCAGACCTGAGGACGAGCCGACAGATGAAGAACTGCAAAAGTTTGATGAATGTATGGAAAACCAGTGGAAGGAGAATGAAAAATGTCAGTAAAAATAAACTCGCTTGAATTTGAGAACGTAAAGAAAATAAAAGCCGTACAGCTTGAGCCTGCAAAGAATGGGCTTACTGTTATTGGCGGTAAGAACAGGCAGGGCAAGACCTCTGTGCTTGACGCTATCGCTTGGGCGCTTGGTGGTGACAAGTATAAGCCGTCCTCTCCTCAGCGTGAGGGGTCTGTTGTCGAACCGCACTTGAAGATCACCCTCGATAATGGTATCGTGGTGGAGCGTTCGGGTAAGAACAGCTCCCTCAAAGTCACCGACAGCACAGGCAAAAAAGGCGGTCAGCAGCTTTTGAACAGCTTCGTTGAACAGTTCGCACTTGACCTGCCTAAGTTCATAAATCAGTCAAGCAAGGAAAAAGCTTCAACTCTGCTGAAAATAATCGGCGTGGGCGATACGCTCTATCAGCTTGAACATAAGGAACATTCCCTCTATGATCAGCGTACCGCTATCGGCAGGATAGCAGACCAGAAGTCTAAGTTTGCAAAGGAAATGCCTGTGTACGCAAACGTCCCTGCCGAGCCTGTTTCAGCTTCGGAGCTTATCAGACAGCAGCAGGATATACTTGCTCGCAACGGCGAAAATCAGCGTAAGCGTGACCAGAAAGAATACTACGAAAAGCAGTTGGAGATTGCTAAGTCTGCCTATGAACGTGCAAAAGCAAGCTATGAAGCGGCAGTGAACAACTTCAAGCTTGCAAGCCTTGACGCAGAAAACCTCCTGGACGAAAGCACAGCGGAGCTTGAAAAGAACATCTCAGATATCGAGGAGCTGAACAAGAAGATAAGAGCAAATCTCGACAGGGAGAAAGCTGAGATAGACGCTGAGGACTACCGTTCACAGTATACATATCTCACTGAGCAGATAGAGGACGTAAGGCAGGCTAAAACTGACCTGCTGGGCAGTGCCGACCTGCCTCTTGAAGGGCTTTCAGTTGAGGACGGAGAGCTGCTGTATAACGGGCATAAGTGGGATAGTATAAGCGGAGCAGAACAGCTTATCGTCGCTACCTCTATCGTGAGAAAGCTCAACCCTGACTGCGGTTTTGTCCTGCTGGACAAGCTTGAACAAATGGATACCGACACCCTTGATGATTTCGGCAAGTGGCTTGAAGCACAGGGCTTGCAGGCGATAGCCACAAGAGTTTCCACAGGTGACGAGTGCAGTATCATCATCGAGGACGGCAGGTCAATGGACAATGATAAGGAAGAAAACACAGAAACGAAAACTTGGAAAGCAGGTGCATTTTAATGTATGAGATAACATCAGGAGTTGTAAGCTCCGCACAGAAAGTCGTGATATATGGTCCTGAGGGCATAGGCAAATCCACCTTTGCGGCTCAGTTCCCCGACCCTGTATTTATTGATACTGAGGGCAGCACAAAGAAACTGAACATCAGACGTTTCCCTAAGCCAACAAGCTGGGAAATGCTCAAAAACGAGGTAAAGGAAGCTATGAACGGCAGGCTCTGCAAGACCCTTGTCATTGATACATTTGATTGGGCTGAACAGCTTTGCATTGAAACGATCTGCTCGGCACATCAGAAAAAAGGCATTGAAGATTTCGGCTACGGCAACGGCTACGTCTACGAGAAAGAGGAGATAGGCAAGTTCCTTAATCTCTTGCAGGAGGTAGTTGACAGCGGTATCAACGTTGTGCTCACGGCTCACGCTCAGATGAGAAAGTTTGAACAGCCTGACGAGCTGGGTGCTTATGACCGCTGGGAACTGAAACTCGGCAAGAAAACTTCTTCTCAGATATCGCCTCTTGTGAAAGAATGGGCAGATATGGTGCTGTTTGCAAACTACAAAACATATGCAGTAGCTGTGGATAAGGATGGCAAGAAGTTCAAGGCTCAGGGCGGTGACCGTGTTATGTACACCACACATCACCCTTGCTGGGACGCTAAAAATCGTGACGGACTTCCGTCTGAAATGCCTTTTGAGTATAGTGGCATAGCTCACCTGTTTGCGTATACACAGCCTGCTGAAATGCCTAAGCCTGTGCCGATGCCAAGACGTGTGCAAGAGCAGCTTGCACAGCCGAAAGCAGCACCGCAGCCACCTCATAAGACATCAAACGCAGTGACATTGCAGCAGGCTCAGCCGACAGCTGCACCAAAGGCAGAAGAACCTCTTACTGATCTCAGCGGCTTTGAGGACGTTGCACCACCTATCGTTATCCCTGATGGCATACCGAAAGCGCTTGCAGACCTTATGAGAGCCAACAACGTAAGCGAATCGGATATACGTCTTGTGGTATCTCAGAGAAACTATTTTCCTTATGATACCCCTATTACCAACTATCCTGACGACTTTGTACAGGGCTGTCTGATAGGTGCTTGGGAGCAAATGCTGCCGCTTATTAGAGAAAATCAGAAAGTACCATTTTAAAAGGAGGACAACACTATGGATAATTTTATGGAATACGGCTGGGAAGATGAGATAGTCAACGAGGGTGGGGACTTTGTCCTGCTCCCTGAGGGGGACTATGACTTCACCGTCAGCAAGTTTGAGCGTACAAGATACGAGGGGTCGGCAAAAATGCCGTCCTGCAATATGGCAAAGGTCACATTCACCATTTGGGGTGCAGAGGACAGCGTGGAGATAACAGAGAACTTCTTCCTCTGCAATAAGTTTGAGCGGAAACTCTCAGCACTTTTCCTGGCTCTCGGACTAAAAAAGCATGGCGAACCGCTGAAAATGAACTGGAACGCTATCACAGGCAAAAAGGGCAAGTGTCACGTCTACGTTGACAACTACAAGAACAAGGACGGTGAGGACAGGCAGTCCAACAAGATAAAGAAGCTTTATGCCTATGATGAGAATGTGAATACCGTTCAGCCTGCTCAGACGCAGACACCGCAGTATAGTCAACCTGCTCAGACAGGGGGCTGGAAAGCCGGTGCGTTCTGATGATGAACTTAAGACCATATCAAAACGAGGCTAAGCTTGCTATACTCGAACAATGGTCTGAGGGAATAAACAAAGTCCTTGCAGTTCTGCCCACAGGAACGGGAAAGACAATACTTTTCTCGGCTGTTACGGAAGAATGTGTGCGGCAGGGTAAGCGTGTGCTTATCCTTGCCCATAGGGGCGAGCTGCTCGACCAGGCGGCTGACAAGCTTATGAAGTCAACAGGGCTTGGCTGTGCCACCGAAAAAGCAGAGCAAAGCTGTTTAGGCTCTTGGTATCGTGTGGTAGTAGGCTCAGTTCAGACCCTTATGCGTGAGAAAAGGCTCAAAGGCTTTTCGGAAAATTACTTCGATACCATTATCATTGACGAGGCTCATCACGCTATCTCAGACGGCTATCAGAGAGTGCTTGACCATTTTCCAAAGGCTCAGGTGCTTGGGGTGACGGCTACACCTGACAGGGGCGACATGAAGAATTTAGGCTCGGTGTTCGACAGCCTTGCATATGAATACACCCTGCCGCAGGCTATCAAAGAGGGCTATCTTTCACCTATCAAGGCTATCACCATACCGCTGAAACTTGACCTTTCAGGAGTATCAACTCAGGCAGGAGATTTCAAGGCAAGTGATATCGACACAGCACTTGACCCATATCTTTATCAGATAGCTGATGAAATGCTCAAATACTGTAAGGAACGCAAGACAGTTGTGTTCCTGCCGCTTGTCAAGACCTCTCAGAAGTTCCGTGATATCCTTATCAGCAAGGGTTTCAACGCCGCTGAGGTCAACGGAGAAAGCACAGACAGAGCGGAGATACTTGAAGCTTTCGACAAGGGTGAATACAATGTGCTGTGCAACTCAATGCTCCTCACAGAGGGCTGGGACTGTCCGTCAGTTGACTGCGTTATCGTACTAAGACCAACAAAAGTGCGTGGGCTTTACTGTCAAATGGTAGGCAGAGGCACAAGGCTCTGCGAGGGAAAGACAGAGCTTTTGCTGCTTGATTTCCTATGGCACACAGAACGCCACGAGCTTTGCAGACCTGCACACCTTATTTGTCAGAATGAAGAGGTCACTGAGAAAATGACCGAAAACCTTGCCAATGAGGCAGGCTGTGCAGTAGATATCGAAGAGGCAGAAAAACAGGCAAGCGAGGACGTTGTGGCACAGCGTGAAGAGTCTTTGGCAAAGCAGCTCAAAGAAATGAAAACACGCAAGCGAAAGCTCGTTGACCCTTTGCAGTATGAAATGTCAATACAGGCTGAGGACTTGTCTTCATATGTCCCTGCCTTTGGCTGGGAGTGTGCTCCTGCTACCGACAAGCAGAAAGCAAAGCTTGAAAAGCTGGGTATTTTCCCTGACGATATAGACAACGCAGGCAAAGCAAAGCTTATCCTTGACCGACTTGAAAAGCGCCGCAATGCAGGACTTACCACGCCTAAGCAGATAAGGCTGCTTGAAAGCAAGGGCTTTGAGCACGTTGGCTCTTGGAGCTTTGACAGTGCAAGCAAGATGATAGCCCGTATCTCTGCCAATGGTTGGAGAGTGCCGAGAGATATCGACCCGAAAACATACACACCTGAGAACTAAGGAGGAGTGAATGGATAACACAAATTTGCTTAAAATGCTTGAATACATAGACCCTGCAAGCTGTGATTATCAAGAATGGGTCAATGTAGGAATGGCTCTCAAACACGAGGGCTATTCCGTGAACGATTGGGACAGTTGGTCGAGGTCAGACAGCCGTTATCACAGTGGTGAGTGCGAACACAAGTGGCAAGGCTTTAACGGCAATGCTCAGCCCGTGACCGCAGGAACTATCGTGCAAATGGCAAAGGAAAGAGGATACAGTCCCCATGAGTTTAAGGCATACGATTGGGACGGCGAGATAGTTGCAGAAGAAAGCAGTCCCCTTGTAAACGGCGGTGAGGGCATACCGATCACCGAGCCTGATCAATGGGATCCTGTCAAGGAGATAGTCACATATCTTGAAACACTCTTTGAGGCAGGAGAGAACGTGGGCTATGTTACGCAAACGTGGGAAACAGAAAAGGACGGCAAGACCAAGTATCTGCCCACAAAGGGCTGCTGTGACAGGACTGCAGGGGAGCTTATCAAGAGGCTTGGCGAATGTAACGGCGACATTGGTGCGGTGTTTGGCGACTACAAGGAAGAAGCCGGAGCGTGGATCCGCTTCAATCCTCTTGACGGCAAGGGCGTAAAGAACGAGAATGTAACAGACTACCGCTATGCTCTTGTTGAAAGCGACAGTATGCCTATAGAACAGCAGAACGCTGTGATGAGAGAGCTTGAACTTCCTATCGCTGTGCTTGTATACAGCGGTGGAAAGAGCGTTCACGCTATCGTCAAGATAGATGCTCCCAACTATGATGAATACCGCAGGCGTGTTGATTTTCTTTACAAGGTCTGCAAAGAGAGCGGTCTTGACATAGATAAACAAAACCGCAATCCCTCACGTCTTAGCCGTATGCCAGGCGTTATGAGGAACGGCAAGAAACAGTTCATCATTGACAAGAACATAGGCAAAGAAAGCTTTTCAGAATGGAAAGATTACATAGAAAGTATCAATGATGATCTCCCCGACCCTGAGAGCCTGAGTGCTGAGTGGGACAACCTCCCCGAGCTTGCTCCGCCACTTATTGACGGCGTTCTCAGACAGGGTCACAAAATGCTCATTGCAGGTCCGTCAAAGGCAGGCAAGTCTTATGCTCTTATCGAGATGTGCGTGGCGATAGCTGAGGGGGTCAAGTGGTTTGGCTGGCAATGCACCAAAGGAAAGATACTATACGTCAACCTAGAGCTTGACAGAGCATCTTGTCTGCACCGTTTCAAGGACGTGTACACCGCAATGCACCTAGAACCTGATAACCTCAGTAGCATAGACATATGGAACTTGCGAGGTCACAGCGCACCAATGGACAAGCTTGCACCAAAGCTTATACGCCGAGCAAGCAAGAAGAATTACATTGCCGTGATAATAGACCCTATCTACAAGGTCATAACAGGCGACGAGAACTCAGCAGACCAAATGGCGCACTTTTGCAACCAGTTTGACAAGGTATGCACAGAGCTTGGCTGTGCGGTCATATACTGCCACCACCACTCAAAGGGAGCGCAGGGCGGTAAGCGTTCAATGGACAGAGCCAGCGGTTCAGGAGTATTTGCCCGTGACCCTGACGCACTTCTTGACCTTTCAGAGCTTGACATTTCAGACAGCCTTTACAAGCAGCAGGAGGACGAAACTGTTTGCCGTATCTGTGAGAACTGGATGAGGAGATTTTACAGAAATACTGATGACCTTTGTTCACAGGACGATCTTGTTACGCCGTCAAAAATGCTTGAGATAACGCACAAGTACCTGCACCCGAACTCATACAAGCTTATGATGGCCGACATAGACAAGGCTAAGCTTGCAGTAAGAAACCGCACAGCATGGCGTATAGAGGGTACTCTGAGAGAGTTCCCGAAATTTGCTCCCCTCAATATGTGGTTTGATTATCCTGTTCACAGAGAGGATACTGTGGGCGTGCTTAAAGACTGCGAGGTAGAGGGTGAAATGCCATACTACAAAAAAGGAGTTAATGCACGCAAAAAACAAGCAAAGGAAGATAAAATAGCTAAGCTTGACAGCTTTGAAATCGCATTTGCAGGTGCTGAAAACAATGGTGTTGCGTCGGTAGAGGAAATAGCAAACACTTCTGGTTTAACAAAAGATTACATTAAAAGAATTTTCGGAAACGGAGAAAAATCTGATGATGAATACAAAAAAAGATACGAAAAGTTTACGGGTAATGACGGTAAAATCTATTTAAAGAGAAAAGAACAACATATGGACAGACCTTAAATCAATAGATAAGTCCGTATAAGGACTAACCTTGAAATTTAGGTACGTCCGTATGTAAGGAATGACCTTGATTTTCAGGTGCGTCCATAAGGACGGACTCCCCTTACTACGTAAGGAGGTATGTCCCTACTGTTCGTAGGTGGGTATGGGAATGGGGACAAGGTCACCCCATTCCCTACCCTACCCGACAAACAGAACTAGGCAAAATTTTGAAAGAGGTGAAATGTAAAAATATGAGATTTAACACTCTGATAAAAATACTCAAAGAAATATTGAGGCAGTTTAAAATCTGTAATTACAGACTTACAGAAATCAGGAATTTGTTAAAGGACAGTGACGATGATGACTGAATTTTTTATGGCAATTATACCGCCGACGGCTACGGCTCAGGAACACAAGGTATCTGTGAAAAATGGCAAGCCGATATTTTATGACCCACCCGAAGTAAAGGCGGCAAAAGAAAAGCTCACGGCAAACCTTGCAAAGCACAGACCGCCTGAAAAATACATCTGTGGGATAAGGTTGGTAACAAAGTGGCTGTTTCCAAATGACGGCAAGCACAAGGACGGAGAGTACAAGATCAGTAAGCCTGACACGGATAACTTGCAGAAGATGTTCAAGGACTGTATGACAAAGCTTGACTTCTGGACAGACGACCAGCTTGTGGCAAGTGAGATATGCGAGAAGTTCTGGGCGGACATACCTGGCATTTATGTGAGGATAGAGGAGCTATGACGATACACGAAGTAAAGAAAAGTCTCGGACGCAGGGTGAGCTACAACGGCTCTGACTGCTACGAGCTGACAGGGTGCATTATCCGCAAGAGCAGTAAGACAGGTCAGTTCTTCTATCAGGCGGAGATCGCTGACAAGACTTGTGGCAATACGTTGGTGTATTGTAGGCTGGAAGAGTTGAGGTGTGAGAATGAAACACACTGACCACACCCTCTGCTGGCACTGTCGCCACGCAGTACCGACAAAGGATAAGATAACAGGAGAATACCTCACAGGCTGTGCATGGTCCATAGACCGCAGACCTGTTGAGGGTTGGAGGACGTGTCAGCACAGAATATATGAAGCGCAAAAGGGCGGTATGTTGCATTCATACACTGTGACGGAATGTCCGAGATTTGAGGAGGGATAAAAGTGAAAAGCTATGAGGAGCGTACCAAAGACAATGAACAGAAGATAGCAGCTTTCCAAACTAAGCAGAAAATGCCGTATGAGTTCAAGGTCAAATACGCTGAGGTCAGAGTAAGGGAGTTCATTCGTGAATGTGACAAAAGAAATCTGAATACGCACATATCGGTAGGCGGACTTGACAGCATAACGCTTTTGAAATTTATACATGATTACTGTGGTTTCAGTTATGTTCCAGGTGTATCGGTATCTAGTCTTGAAGACAAATCTATTCAGCAGATACACGAGCAACTTGGTGTGATAAAGTTAAGCCCATACAAGTCAAAAATAGATATCATACGGGAATATGGTTTTCCTGTACTATCAAAAGAAACAGCCGCAAAAATAGAACTGCTTGCACACCCTACGGACAAGAACAAGACAGTTCGTCACGCTATCATAACGGGTGAAACGGGAGAGTATGGCGGTTTTCGCAAGCATACAAGAATGCAGCTTTCTCAGCGCTGGCTTGAACTGTTTGGCGGTTACGAAAATGAAAACGAGGGCGTTGACTACAAGATACCGCCGTTTAAGGTATCATCACAATGCTGTTTCTGGATGAAAGAAAAGCCGTGTGATGATTGGGCAAAGCAACACAAGAGTGTGCCGTTCTTAGGACTTATGGCAAGTGAGGGTGGCAGACGTGAAAAATCGCTAATGCTTAACGGCTGCAATTACTTTGGCAAAAGCACGATACGTTCAGCACCATTTGCCATATTTACAAGGCAGGACTTGCTACAACTTGCACTTGACCTGAATGTGCCTGTGCCTACAATCTATGGCGAGATAAAACGTGACTTTGACGGAAAGCTTTGCACAACAAAGGCTCAGCGTACAGGCTGCTCAATGTGCGGTTTCGGCATACATATGGAACAGCGCCCTCACCGATTTGACAGGCTTCGTGAAAGAAATGAAAAAGAGTGGGATTTCTGGATGAACAAGTGTTGTGAAGATGCTGACGGCACAAAGTACGGCTGGGGAAGAGTTCTTGACTATATCGGCGTTGAATGGCGTGACAGAGTATTTGACATGAAAAATAACCAGCTTAGCTTGTTGGATATCGAGGAGGCAAAAGAATGAAAACACATAATCTGAAACTTAGCGTAGACTTTTGTGGCGCTGTTCTGAGCGGTGAGAAAACTTTTGAGGTCAGAAAGAATGACAGAGGTTTTCAGACAGGAGATCTGATAAGATTTATACCGATTGACGGAACGTCTTACCATAGCTTAGACGGCACAGTAAGAGAACACGCAAAACATGAGATATCAGAACATACATACAAGATAACATATATCCTCAACGGCTGGGGAATAAAGAATGGGTATGTTGTGCTGGGAATAAGGGAGGAGGGATCCTATGGAAAGAAACGACCCTATGACCATGTCACGCCTGAAAGCCTACCGCAGGAACGCCTCAGCCATTGAGGACATCAAGGCAGAGCTTTCAGGCAAGTACGTTGCCGACAGTATCAGCGTATGCACTCCGCCGTCCTACACACCACACAGCACACGCATAGACGGCTTTCTGCCAAGCGGCGATACACTTTCATTGCTGTGCGAACAGGCACGGTTAGAGCGTGAGCAGAGGACTGTGGAGGAATTTATCAAGGGGATAGAGGACTATCAGACACGGCGAATGTTCGTGCTGAAATTCATCAAGGGTAAGACGTACTTGCAGATAGCTATGCAGGTGAGTGGTGGAAGAATGTCAGAGAGCGGAGTGCGAATGAAAATCCAAAGATATTTGCAAGAAAAGTGAAAGTTGTGCGGTTTGTGCGTTTTAGGTGTGTTATAATTTAAACTGAGGAAAGTGTAGATGTACCTCAGACTTGTACTTTCATTGAAGTCACCTCCAATTTTCTAAGCCCCGTAAGGGGCTATGCAGGTCGAGAGCGTGCCAGCTTGATATCTGCTCCACCATTTACAAAACTCCTTATAATATTTTCACAAGGGCGGCTGCTTTTTGCGGTCGCTCTTGCGTTGCGTCGTAAAAAGTTCATAAATGTCGAATTCTTGATATACTGCATAAAAAATACAAATGTGTTTTATGCAGTAAATAGAAATTCGGTGCATTTCGTTGATTTTCGCTCTGATTAGTGATATTATTTAAGAAATATTATTATGAGGAGTGATTGTTATGGAAAACAAATTTGATAAAATAATGCATTATGCTAATTTCAATATTACTTTTGGTGCTGAAAATGAGCCAATGCTGTCTTATTTTGAAGATATTATCTTACCGGCGTTTAACAGCGGTTATAAACGTGTGAAGGTGATTGATGGAAAAGAGGATTTTCCCAAATTTAGTTTTAGCGATATTGAGCTTAAGTGTATAGATGGTGTTTATGTCCTGGTTGGTAATTATATAAAAGAAACAGAATATAATATATTATCACAAATAAAAGGTGGCAAACTGACAAGTGTTAATTCTCTAGTACCGGCCGCTCCGTATTCACGCTTTATTATTTTTCTTGATAATCATAAGATGATTTTGGTGCGTAATCAAATTGCAAGCCCAGACATACGTAGTTTTCAAAAGACTTTTATGGAGTGCATAAATAGTTTTATAAGAGTTAATAATAAGTCTATTCCAAAGGGTAGTTCGGCTCTGCCACATGCTAGTGTCCATATAGTGGATATGCCAAAGTCTGATGATATAGATTGTATGTTTTCAAATGTCAAAAAGATTAGAAAAGTAAATTTGTCCTTTTACCCACTTAACAATGATGAATATCATTTGCCACTTTTTGAAAATCTCACGGAAACACGTAAAAGTATTTGTAGTAATACTGGTAGTGTTAGTTTTAATTCGCCAAAATCAAAATCAGGTGTAAAAGAGCTTATGAATAATGCTAATGGCTTAGTAAAAACGTCAGTTTATGTTGAAACTTATGATGGGGGAAAAGAAAAAATAACGCCAGAAACTGTAGTTACAACTCGTAACGTAACTGTTTCTGGAGATTTGACGGATAAGTCAGATGAATATTTGTTTTCTGTAGCTAGAAATTCTAACGTTATGAGTGAGGTGAGCAGTTCAAACAAAAAAATATATGATAGAGTCAAAAAAACTTTAATGAAATTTATAAAGATAAAATAATTTTATTCGGCGGTGTCATATGAAAACCAATGATAATCATAATTTATATGATCGTTCTTTAGATGAATTTATACGTAAATTCCAACCTAAAGATATAATAAAAAATGCAATAAGGGAAATAGTGCCTAACAAAAGAAATTGGAAATCTTTTTGCATATTGGTCATAATAAGTATTATCCTTTCTTTAGCTGTGGCTTTCAATAAAAACACAATTAGCATTGTATCAAATATTGCAAATAAAATGATTGATATACAACTTGCAGTGTTTGGAAGCGTATTGGCAATTTACTCAATTATACTTGTTCTTTTAGATGATGAATTTACGAAACTGCTAGCAAAGCTGGAAGATTCGGAAAAGGAAAACAAAACAGAATTGAATAAGAGCATTCAATATATGGAATCAGTGTTGTATTTGTATTTATTTGGTCTAATGACTTCTGTTTTTATTTATTTCGTTTGTCTGTTATTTGATAATGGTTTTTTACTATTTTCAAGTGAATTTTTTAGTAGTTTTTTGTGTGCATTGTTTATAATACCATATTTGTCATATAGCATTCGTATAATTTATGAATTGAAAAGTATCGTTTTTAACACGGCTGTTTTATTAAGATATAGCATTGCAAAAAAATTACTAAAGTTTGTGGAAGAAGAGAATAGTCAGGATAAAAAATAACAAATTAAAGCCCCACTAAATCGGGGCTTTTTTCATACCCTAAACAACAAAAAAACCGAGGTGAGGTGAATGCCGAATGAACAGAATTTAATAGTTCCAAGCTCGAGTGAAGCTCGAAAAAATGGTGCAAAAGGCGGTAAAAAATCAGGCGAAGTCCGCAGGCGTAAAAAGACTATGAAGCAGGTGATGGACTTCCTGCTTGAACAGCCTGCCAATACCAGAGCGGACTATGAGTTTCTAGTGGAGCAGGGCATTGACCTTAACAGCCTTGACCCTGACTTCATAAATAATATGCTCCTCGTCAATGCGGCTCTTATGGCAAGGGCAAAGCAAGGGGACGTTGCGGCGGTGAAAGAGCTGCGTGACATTATCCGTGATGACGATATGCTCAAACATAAGATAAAATACGATAACGCAAGGCTCAGGCTTGAAAAACAAAAGCTTGAGCCTGTTTCTATGCCTGATAAGGCGTACAGCGGTATCCCTGTGAGCCTTGTCGCTCCTACGTTCTCGCCTGTCCTGTTCGATATTGCAGAGCAGGAACATTCCGAGTATGTTTTCCCCGGCGGACGTGGCTCGACTAAATCTTCATTCTGCGGTCTGAACGTTATCGACCTGCTGATGAAGAACGAGAATATGCACGCCTGCGTACTACGTGCTGTGGCGAATACTCTAAAAGACAGCGTTTATTCTCAGATACTCTGGGCAATATCTGCACTTGGTCTTGATGATGAGTTTGCCTGCACAAAGTCGCCCCTTGAGATCACACGCATTTCAACAGGGCAGAAAATATACTTTCGTGGTGCTGATGACCCGTACAAGATGAAGTCTATCAAGCCTCCTTTTGGCTATATCGGCATCGTGTGGTTTGAGGAGCTTGACCAGTTCGGCGGTGAAGAAGCTGTGCGAACGATAGAACAGTCTGTTATAAGAGGCGGCGAGAGAGCATATAAATTCAAGTCTTTCAACCCTCCGAAGTCAGCTCAGAACTGGGCGAACAAGTACATCAAAGTGCCGAGAACGGACAGACTCGTTACCGAAAGCACTTATCTTACTGTGCCGAAAAAGTGGCTTGGCAAACCTTTTCTTGATGACGCCGAATTTCTCAAAGAAACCAATCCCACTGCCTATGAGAACGAGTATATGGGCGTTGCAAACGGTACTGGTGGCAATGTTTTCGACAACGTCCTCATAAGAGAGATAACCGACGACGAGATAGCACAGTTCGATAACATCTATAACGGCGTTGACTGGGGCTGGTATCCCGACCTTTACGCTTTTGTCAGAGTGCATTATGCCCCTGCTCAGCACACGCTGTTCATATGGCAGGAGTACACCTGCAACAAAACAAAGAATGTTGATACCGCAAAGCATTTGCTGGAGCTTGGTATCACGGCAAACGATCTTATCACCTGCGACAGTGCAGAGAATAAGTCTGTTGAGGATTACAGAGCATACGGCTTGCTTGCGAGAGGCGCAGAGAAAGGCCCTAACAGCAGGGAGTATTCATATAAGTGGCTGCAATCTCTGCGGAGTATCGTTATAGATAACAAGCGTTGTCCTGTGGCTTGCGAGGAGTTCATCAACTGCGAGTATGACAGGGATAAAGAGGGCAACGTTATAAGCGGCTATCCCGACGGCAATGACCACGTTATCGACGCCGTTCGGTATGCAATGGAAAGAGTATGGAAAAGGCGGGGTCAGTAAGCTATGGGCATTATTTCAAAAATAAGGGAGTGGATAAGCAGAATGCTTTCAAAGTCAGATATAAAGGGCGTTTACGGTATTGATATCGCCGTGACGGACAGTATGATAAGAGCTATTGACAAGTGGGACAGAATGTATGCAGGTAATGCAGCACCCAAGGGCGTTCACTCTCTGCGGCTTGAACACGCTGTTGTGAGGGAGTTTGCAAACACGGCTATCAATGAAATGACCCTGAAAGTTTCCAATGATAAGCTTGATGTCATAATGAAAAACGCCCTTGAAAACCTCAACAAAAATCTTCAAAGAGGTCTTGCAACAGGAGCAATGATAATAAAGCCGCTGGGTGCTGATAAGGTGCAGTATGTTCCGCAGTCGCAGTTCATTCCTGTGGAGTATGACGTGAACGGCAGGCTTATAAAGGTCATTTTCCCTGAAATAAAACGCATGGGCGATAATGATTACCGCATAAGGCTTGAATATCACGCTCTTGACTATGAAAAAGGGCTGACTATCACAAACAGGGCTTTTCGCTCCAATGACGGCGTGTCCCTTGGTGCTGAGATACCTCTCACGGCTGTTGCAGAGTGGGCAGAGCTTATCCCTAAGATAGCCTATCCCCTTATGCTGCGACCCTCTTTCGGCTATTATGTCAACCCTATCGACAACACAGTTGACGGTTCACATTCAGGCGTATCAGTGTTCGCAGGGGCGGAAGAAGTCATAAGAAAAGCTGATATCCAATTCGGCAGGCTCGATTGGGAGTTTGAATCAGGAGAGCGTGCAATAGACGTTGACGAGGCTGTGCTAAGACCTGTGACAGACCCGTTCACAGGTAAGAAACGTGCAGAAATGCCAAAGCTCAATGAACGGCTTTTCAGAGGGGTAAACGTGTCGGCTGGCACGAGCGGTGACTTTTATCACGAGTTCTCACCGCAGTTAAGACAGGCTGATTTTATCGCAGGACTTGAAGAATACAAGCGTGAGATAGAGTTTTCTGTGGGGCTGTCCTATGGGGATATCTCAAACCCTCAGACAGTTGATAAGACGGCAACGGAGATAAAGTCCTCAAAGCAGAGAAAATTTGATACTGTCACGGCAATACAGAATAACCTCCGTGTCTGTCTCGAAGATCTCTGCTATTCGCTGGCGTTCTATAATGGGCTTACTCAAAGCGGTTATGAGCTGTCTGTGAACTTTGAGGACAGTATCCTTGCAGATGATGAAACAAAGCGTGCAAGTGATCGTCAGGACGTTTCTATGGGCATTATGCCCCTGTGGGAATACCGAATGAAATGGTATGGTGAGGACGAGGAAACGGCTAAGAAAATGACCTCCGACAGCACCGCAGAGGTTATAGAATAATGCTCAAAGCAAGCGAGATAGAGCGAGTTTCAATGGTTCTTGACAAGCCCCTGCGTGACCTTGAAATGCAGATAATGGAGGATATCGTCCGTAGGATAAAGATAAACGGCGAGATAACACATTCGGCGGATTGGCAGATATACAGGCTTCACGAGCTTGGAATGAGCAAGCGTGAGATAAAGAAAGCCATAGCCGAAAACCTTGACCTCTCCAAAGCTGAGATAAAAGAGCTGTACAATGAAATCCTGCAAAAAGGCTATGAATGGGACGATAGCATATACAAGACCAAAGGCAAGGCACGGATACCCCTTGAAGAAAATGAGGGCCTGCAAAGGCTGCTGTCGGCTGTATCGGAGCAGACTTCGGGGGAGCTTAAAAACATATCTCAGTCACTCGGATTTGCAGTAAAACAGCCTGACGGCAAGCTTAAATTCACGCAGGCGGCTGACTTTTATCAGCAGAGCCTTGATAACGCCATAATGGGCATAGCAAGCGGAGCGTTCGATTATAACACGGTCATAAAGAAAGTCATTTCGGATATGACGAACTCAGGCCTTCGCACTGTGGACTATGCCACAGGCTGGAGCAACAGAGCAGACGTAGCCGCAAGGCGTTCGGTAATGACAGGGCTTTCACAGCTAACCGCAAAAATGAATGAGGACAACGCCAAAGAGCTTGGCACAGACTATTTTGAAGTCACTTGGCACAGCGGAGCAAGGCCCTCTCATCAAGAATGGCAGGGCAAGGTCTACAGCAAAAAAGAACTTGAAACTATCTGCGGTCTTGGTACTGTGACAGGTCTGTGCGGAGCGAATTGCTATCACGATTATTACCCCTTTATCCCCGGCATATCTGAGCGTTCCTATACAGATGAGGAGCTTGCACAGATGAATGCAGAGGAGAACAAGCCTGTTAAGTACGGTGATAAAGAGTACACAAAGTACGAGGCTTTACAGCGGCAAAGAAAGCTTGAAACTGCAATGAGAGCTCAGCGACAGAAGATACATCTTCTTGAAGAGGCAGGTGCAGGCGAGGAGGATATCATCAACGCACGCTGCCGATATCGTGGCACTTCCCAGGAGTATACAAGGTTTTCAAAAGCAATGGGTCTGCCTCAGCAGAGAGAGCGTGTGAACGCCGACGGACTTGGGAATATCGGGGTGGGAAAAACCAAGATAGACTTGACGCAAAAAGATTATAGTGATATAATTGATATGAAAGGTAAGATGTCTGATATAGACGTGCGAAAGTGGTACAGACACCATAACAAAAATATCCCTCAGCTTATCGACAAAAGCAAGTCTATTGAAGAACAGGCAAGGCAAGCTTGTGAACTGCGTAACAAGTATCGCTTTCAGGCAAGAGAGTTAATGGAAGATCAAAAAGCTCGTAAAACCCTTGACCAGACCGAACCTATCATTTCTTTTGAAGACTTGGTATCAAATAAAATGGTACGAAAAAACATGAGCAGAGAAGAAGCTATAGCAGACACTTTGAAAACCGCTGTAAAAACACGAAGATCAGTAGATAAAAGGTATGGATTGGATGATCAGCAATGAAAAAATATGAATACAATATTTGCACGGCTGCGGACAAAGAAATTTTTGAAAAGCAATGTGCGGCATTGGAAAAGCATATTCCAGGCATTGAACGGTCCGATATGCTGACAGATGTTGACGGCTCACAAACGCAGATATACACATTAAACGGAAAGAAGATAATCGTACACAACAGTTATTATATTGACGCTGTGTACATTGATTCAGAAGTTGAACTTACAGAGTATTTCAAATGATAATTTTACCGCTTGACTAATGTCGGGCGGTATTTTTATACCCAAATATCGGAACTAAGCACCTTAACGGGTGCTTTTTTCATACCATTTCGTCCTTGATATGACGTTAAACTGTCAGACTTTCACACCGCAGACAGAGCGGTATATAAGCTATGTAGAAAGGGCAAACATATGAAAAACATTTTTGAGATCCTTGCCGCTATGGGTATCGCTATCCCTGAGGACAAGAAACAGGACATCACAAAACAGGTGGCAGAGAATTATAAAACTGTGGCTGAGTTTGAAAAGGTGAAAAGCCGCCTTGAGGTGGAGCGTGATAATTATAAGGACAGCCTTGATACCGCACAGAACTCTCTCAAAGAATTTGAGGGGGTGGACGTCAAGGAGCTTAACGGCAAAGTCGCACAGCTCACCGCTGACCTTGCTAAGAAAGATACCGAGTATCAGGCGAAGATATCTGATATGGAGTTTGACGCTACCCTTGATAACGCTATCTCGGCAAGCAAGGCAAGAAACGTCAAGGCTCTTAAAGCTTTGCTTGATGTGGAAACTCTCAAAGCTTCCAAAAATCAGGCTGAGGATATCAAGACGGCTATCGAGAACGTGAAGAAAGATAACGATTATCTTTTTGAAAGTTCCGAGCCTATCAAGAACCCGGTTGCTCCCACAGGGACGCCTGCCGCAGGTGAAGTGAGCAAGGAAACCTTTGCAAAAATGGGGTATATGCAAAGGTTGGAACTTAAACGAACAGACCCCGAAAAATACGAACAGTTGAAAGGATAGGATATTATGAAAATGACAAATGGCATTAGAATTTCTATGCAGTATTTCGCAGAGCAGACAAAGATCACCGACCTTATCGACCCAGAGGTAATGAGTGATATGATCGACGCAAAGATAGAGTCTAAGATAACTGTATCTCCCTTTGCGAAGATAGACAGAACGCTCGTTGGCGTGCCTGGCGATACTATCACAGTGCCGCAGTATAAGTATATCGGCGACGCAGTTGATGTTGCAGAGGGCGTTGAAGCCGAAACTGTCAAGCTTGAAACAGACTCCACTCAGGCTAAGGTAAAGAAAGCCATGAAAGCGGTGGAGATAACTGATGAAGCGCTTCTCAGCGGCTATGGAAACCCTGCAGGTCAGGCGACTTCACAGCTTGCAATGTCTATCGCTTCTAAGGTGGACGCAGACAGCATGGACGCACTTATGAAAGCTCAGCTCATCTATGACGGCTCGGCTTCTGCTATCTCTTACAGCGGCATTGTTGACGCTGTTGACAAGTTCAATGAGGAGCTGAACACCGAAAAGGCTATGTTTATTAATCCTCATCAGAACTCACAGCTTAGAAAGGACCCGAACTTCATTTCAGCAGATAAGTATGACGGCAATGTGGTAATGACAGGCGAGATAGGCAAGATAGCGAACTGCCGTATCGTTCCGTCAAAGAAAGTTTCACTTAACGAGGCTATCCCAGAACAGTATGTGAGAGTTGACAGCGATGCAGAGGGTGCAAAGGAAGTTGTTGCCGACAGCACAGCTTCACCAACTGCTTCACAGATAAAGCTCGGCTCAGTAACGCCTTGTGCAGATGGCTACACTCCAAAGGTGGGTGACTATGTTGTAAAGAACGCCGCTGTCAAAGCTGGCACTTTCTACATATGCCCTATCATCAAGCTCAACGCTGATACTGAAACAGAGGACGAAACATCAGCTCTGACTATCTACCTCAAGCGTGACACCAACGTTGAAACAGAGAGAAGAAGCACAAAGCGCTGCACAGATATATCTGCTGACAAGCATTACACTGTGGCTATTTCAGACCAGTCAAAGGTAGTGCTTGCAAGATTCAAGAAGTAAAGAGGTGCGGCAGTATGAAAGCATATGCAAGCGAGAGCTATTATATAGGCGTTTATCTTTGCGGCAGAGAGCCTGACATATCTGCCGCTTTTGACTTCTATGCAATGCAAGCCACAAGCCTTATGAAGCAATATACCCTTAACAACGTTGACGAGAACGATATCCCCGAAGAAGTGAAAATGTGCTGCTGTGAGCTTGCGGAGAATATCTTCAAGGCAGAGCAGGAGGGCGGCACTCAGGGGGTGTCTTCCGAAAGCGTTGGAGGCTGGTCAAAGTCATATGAAAGCTCAGATATCCGCAGGCAGAACGCTGACAGAGCCGTTCACGATATCGTGTACAAATGGCTCGGCGGAACAGGGCTGATTTACAGAGGGGTGAGGTAAATGCTTGCAAACAGCGATTGCACGGTGTATCTTTTCGACAAGCAGACAGAGGGATTTGTGCGGAAGTATGCAGAGAAAGTTTACTGGTGTGAGAATAAGTCGGGAAGTATCGTGAAAAGCGGTATGCAGACCTCAGACAGCACAAGGGTGTATTTCTATGATGATAATGTGCCGAAAACCCCTGCAAAGGATATGCTTGTGAGAGGAAAATGCGAGTTTGAGTTCGATAATCAAACGCCGCAGAGCATATCTGAGAGTATGAAAATCTTCCGTGCGGAGTATGACTTTGTTACGGTAATGAGCATTGATGATTATATGTTCGGTGGTCTGCCACATATGGAGGTGAGCGTGAAATGAAGATAGGTCAGCCTATGGACAGCAGGGCTATCACTTGGGATAAGTCCTTTGCAGGCAAGTATTCAGAACGCTTTGATAAGGCTCAAAAGTTCATTGACGCCGAGTGCATAAGGCATATGGTGAAGTATACACCTACCCTCAGCACTAATCTGAGAAAGTCCGCCACAAGAGGCACAAAAATAGGCAGCGGCAAGATACAGTATCTTGCACCTTACGCACGCTATCAGTATTACGGCGAGCTTATGGTATCCTCTGTTACAGGCTCGGCATACGCCCGACAGGGTGAAAAGAAAGTGCTGACGGACAAAGACCTTGTTTACAGTACTTTTAAAGAGCCACTTGCCGGCAAGCTTTGGTTTGAGCGAATGAAAGCCGACAAGAAACAGCAAATACTCAGAGGAGCGGCGGCGATAATAGGAGGCAAAGCGAAATGAACATAATCGAGCTTGTGAAAGATATCTTGCAGCAGTTCCCGAAAATATCGGAGGTTTGCAACGATATCCATATCGACTTTACCGACGATACGCCAACAAATTACGGCTTGTCCTCGACAGGCGACAGCCTTATAAGCTCTGACATTCTGGGCGGTCAGACAAGACAGCACAACTTCATTCTCTATGCGGTGTATCAATCTATGAATGACTTTGACAGAATGTCAAACAGCGGTGTGCTGCTTGAATTGCAGATGTGGCTTGAAAGCTATGCAGACAAGCATAGAGATACCACGTTCACTACCATAACAGAGGACGAGGAAAGGACAGGCGTTCTTGAAAAGTTCACCTGTGCAAACGGAATGATATATGCAATACCAAATGAAAACACAAACGATACTGTGCAGTATCAGTTACAGATAGCGGCACAGTATCAGATATAAAAGGAGGAAAACATATGCCTGATTATTTATACAAGAGCGGAAAGCTCAACAGAAGTCATCTTCTGCATTATCTTGACACTACATTCGCAGCGGTCGCTTCATCACCAAGTTGGTATCTTCTTGGCAAAGACGTTGAGGACGCAAGTGTGGAGCTCAATCCTGACACTTCCACAAAGAAGAATATTCTTGATGAAACCACAGTTGAGGACAATGGCTATGAGCCTGAGTTCGACCTTGACACATTCTATGCAAAGCCCGGTGACGCACTTTACGAAAAGCTCAAGGATATCATGATGAATCGTCTTACCGGTGACGCCTGCAAGACAAGCGTGCTTGAAGTCATCGTTGACAAGACCACAGGTGCGTATGACGCATGGATGGAAGATATCATCGTCAAGCCGCAGTCTTATGGCGGACCGCAGGGTGGCGTAAATATCCCGTTCAACTGCACCTTTGCAGGAAACAGAGTGAAAGGCTCTGTCACCTTTGCGGCAGGCGTGCCAACGTTTGCAAAGACTACGGAAGAATAAACTATATGACAAACATATGAAAGCACTTCGTTCAGAGCGGAGTGCTTTTTGTTTGCCATAATACAGAAAGGATGATAGAAATGTCAATGCAGTCAATAAATTTTAACAGCGGCAATTACAAAGAGTACGCTATAAACGGTGACGAGAACAGAGTTATAAGGATAAACGTGTCAGACGTTGGTATCATCACAAGGATACAGGACGCTATGAGCAATGCTGACAATATCGCAGAAGAAGTGTCAGAACGTGAGAAGAACGAGGACAGAACTCAGCTTCTCAAAGAGTATGACCAGCGTGCAAGAGAAATGGTCAATGACATATTTGGAAGCGATGTGTGTACGGCGGCGCTTGGAAGCGTGAACGTGTTCTCTGTGGCTTCAAACGGCAAGCCTGTGCTTGTGAACTTCCTTGAAGCGCTTCTTGCGGTAGTGGTGCAGGAGATAAAGTCAGCACAGACGGCTGCTCAGATAAAGCTCGAAGAAAAGGTGGAGAAGTACACCGCACCTGTTATCGCTCATCAACATATTGCTCAGCCTGCGGTCAACGTGGCGGAGCTTTCTGACGAGGACAAAAAGGCTCTGCTCAGGGAGCTGCTGAAATGATAGGCAGCTTGCCAACAGCCCTTGAAATAGACGGCAGAGAGTATGCCATACACTCGGATTTTCGAGTAATTCTGCGTATCTATTCAGCCTTTGCAGACCCCAAACTTGACGAGCGTGAAAAGTGCTATGTGTGTCTTAAATGCCTTTATGCTGAGGATATCCCACGAGAACATTTGCAGGAGGCTGTTGACAAGGCTTATTGGTTTGTGGGCGGTGGAGATGTTCCGCAGGAGAGTGTTCAGCCTGCAAAAACTATCGACTGGGAGCAGGACGAGAGTATTATTTTTCCTGCGGTGAACAAGGTGGCAGGCTTTGAAACGAGGACGGTAAAATATCTTCATTGGTGGACTTTTCTCGGCTATTTCAACGAGATAGGCGAGGGGCTTTTTTCGTCTGTTATAGGCATACGGCAAAAGCTTAACAAGGGCAAAAAGCTTGAAAAATACGAGCAGGAGTTTTACAGAAACCACCGCAATATGATAGACCTTAAACGAAAGCTCTCAGCAGAAGAGCAGAGGGCTGAAAACGAGGACAAAGAGTTTCTGAAACAACTGACGGGAGGTGAATGACAATGGCTGATGGGTGCTTGAATTTTGACACCAACATAAACAGTGAGGGCTTTGAAAAGGGCTTGAAAAGCCTTTCTGATATGGTGGGGGATATCAAGCCAAAGCTTAAAAGCCTTGCAATGGCTGTGACGGCAGCATTCTCCGTCAAGAAACTTGTGGACTTTGGCAGGCAGTCAATAGAAACAGCCTCAGATCTTGCGGAAGTTCAGAACGTTGTTGACACGGCTTTCGGAGAGTCCAAGCAGAAAATGGAGGACTTCGCTGACACGGCTGTTAAGACCTACGGCATTTCAAAGCTTACCGCAAAGCAGACAGGCTCAAACTTCATGGCAATGGCGGCAGGAATGGGGCTTGCCAATGACAGTGCAAGCGATATGGCTATGGCTCTTACAGGGCTGTCTGCGGATATGGCGTCATTTTATAACGTTGGTCAGGACGTGGCAAGCACGGCTCTGAAATCAATTTTTACAGGCGAAACTGAGACCCTCAAACAGTTCGGTATCGTTATGACGGACGCCAACTTGCAGGCGTATGCACTTTCAAAGGGTATCACGAAATCAACTGCCTATATGTCGCAGGCTGAAAAAGTCCAGCTGAGATACAACTACGTTATGTCACAGACGGCTCTTGCTCAGGGGGACTTTGCAAAGACTTCTGACAGCTGGGCAAACCAAACTAGAATACTCTCTGAGCAATGGAAAGAGTTCGGAGCAACTATCGGCACTGTGCTGATGAACGTTCTTCTGCCTGCTGTCAAGGCGATCAATAGCGTGCTTTCTCAGCTTATATCTTTGGCACAGGGGGCAGCGAGGGCACTTTCAGAGGCGTTCGGTTTTGAACTAAGCAACAGTGCAGACGAGGCTCAAAGCATAGTGAAAAGCACCTCTCAGGCGGCGGATAATTACAGCGACATAGCCGACAATGCACAACAGACTCAAGAGGCACAGGAAGGCTCTCTTGCAAGCTTTGACCAGATGAACAAGCTGAATGATGAGAGCAAGTCAGACAGCACTGGGGTCAGCGGAGCTGGGGAGATAATGCAGCCTTCCGGGACTAGCGTTGAGGTGGATACAGGAAAGGCAGATAAAAAGCTGTCTGACTTTTTCAAATCAGTAAGAACTCAGTTTGAAAAGCTTGCAGACTATCTTGATAGGAATTTTAAGCCTATTTTCGCTGATATATGGGGCGGACTTGAAAGAGAGAGCATTGAACTTGCTCAGATACTCGGCGGAGTTTTCAGTGATATAATGTCGCTTTCCGAACCGCTCAAAGCTTATTTTATAAACGATTTTACACCGCTTATGCAGACCGCTTTCAGCACGCTTGGCAAGATAGGTATAGGACTTTTTGACAGTTTCAACAAGGTGTTTTCTGATATCTGGAATGTGGCAGTGTTCCCTATACTGCAAAACTTTCTCACTGTAGGATTACCCCTAATGGCGGATTTTGGCACGCAGACATGGAGCACTCTAGGCGTACTGTTTGACAATATAAAAGAGATCTTCGATACCTTGTGGAACGGCGTTGCACAGCCTGTGTTGAACGCCTTGAAAACACTGTGGTGCGATACTTGGCAGAGCATTTCAGACTTTTGGAACGAATGGGGACAGCCTATATTTGACGGCATAAACGAGGGTATAACAACCACAAAGAACGTATTCCTCAATCTGTGGGAAACGGTCTTGAAACCTGTGTTTGACAAGCTCATGGACGTGGCTGACAGCGTTTGGACGGAGCACTTGAAACCTCTGCTTGATGAGTTCCTCGACTTTGTTGGAACACTTATCACAAGCGTTCTGAGCATTTACAACAAAGCCATAGCACCTGTTGTGAACTGGCTTGTGAGCATACTCGGACCGATAGTCAGCAGTGTGCTTGGTAAGATAATAAAGACAGTGGGCAATGTCATAAGCAATATAATTGACGCCGTGAAGAACATCATTTCAGCACTTAAAGGCGTTGTGCTGTTCATAGCGGGAGTGTTCACCGGTGATTGGAAAAAAGCTTGGCAGGGTGTAAAGAAGATTTTCAAAGGCGTATGGGACGCACTTGTTGACATAGCAAAAACACCTATTAATTTGATAATCGGGCTTATAAATGGTCTGACAGGTGCAGTTGAGGACGCTTTGAATTGGATAATCGACGGCATAAACGAGCTGAGCTTCACAACACCTGATTGGCTTCCCGGTGATCTTGGCGGTCAGACATTTGGCTTTGACCTAAGCCAAATTGATATCCCCGAAATACCCAAACTTGCTCAAGGTGCAGTAATACCACCGAACTCTGAGTTTCTTGCAGTTCTGGGCGATCAGAAGCGTGGCACGAATATCGAGGCACCGCTTGATACTATCACACAGGCTGTTTTGCAGGCTCTTGTGTCTTACGGCGGAGCAGGCGGAAATCAGAAGATAAGCGTTATCATACCGCTTACGCTCAATGGCAGGACTATCACACAGATAGTTATTGATGATATCAACGACTATATCAAGCGCAACGGCAGGTCGCCAATAAGGGCATAGGAGGTGCAGAAAATGAAAAGCAGAGGACTTATATTCGGCAGCGAAAGGGTTGCCACACCTGCGGAAGTGAGCTTTACAAACAACAAGATATGGTCGAACAATGCAGGGCGGACGGCTAACTGCAAAATGGTGGGCGATATAAGAGCCATAAAGAAAACTGTCACGTTGAAATGGTATCATCTCACAGGCGAGGAGACGGCAAAACTCAATGAGTATATCTCCAATGTTGACAGTCCGTTTTTCAGTATCACGCTCCTTGATGAGACATTTCAGGAAAGCACTTTTGACGTTTATGCAGGCGACCCCACCTATGAGGTTTTCGGCTGGGATGAGAACAAGCAGTTCTGCAAAGGCGTTGCGGTGGACTTGATAATGCAGTAAGGGGGCGTTTGAATGTACAAAACAGGGGAGCTTGTGGCACAGCGTATTGAGAGCTATTGCCGTACTTGGCGTTTGTGGATAGATAATGCAGAGGGCGTTATATCAGGTGATAGCATTATGTCAGCTGACAGCTCAATGCAGGCAACATCACTTTCAGACGACATCGAGCTGGGCGCAGTATGTTCGCAATCGTGGAACATGACCATAAGTGACACTGAAACAGCGTTTCTCGGCAAAGAGTATGACACCTATCTGTATCTCGTAGACTACGAAACTAGCGGCATACTTGCAGGCGAAAAGATACCAATGGGACATTTCACCTGTGTAAAATCAAAGAAATCAGGCGGCAGCGTTCAGCTGACAATGGCGGACAGGCTGTACTTCTCGGACAAGCCATATGTACCGCATATCCCTATGCCAAACTGGAATAAAGCCGTCGAAGACGACATTTGCAGACAATTGGGCTTGCAAAACGGCAATGATTACACAGAGGTGCGACTACTGCGTGACAAGAACGGCAGAAGGTTGATAGATAAGAACGGTAAGGTGCTGTACTCAAAATATTTTTACTTCAAGGTAAGCTCAGTACCGAAAGACGTGACCATGCGCCAAATGCTGTCCTATCTGGCTTCTGCACAGGGCGAGTTTGGGTATGTTGACAGGTACGGAAAGTACGTTCGAAAGTGGTATGGCAAGAGCATGAAAACATTGGATCCCAACACAATAGACCTGCCAACACTGTCAGAAAGGCAGAACGTTATCGTGGGCATTATCTGCAAAGTCAGTGACGATGAAACGCTGTCGCTTGGTGTGACAGATACAACACAAGGGCGTGTGCTAGAATTTGAAAATCCGTACATGACCGAATCACTGCTACAATCGCTGTGGCGCAGGATAGGTGGATTTTCGTGGTATACAACAGAATTGTATCACAGATTAGGCGACCCACGTTTCGACATAGGTGACGTGGTGACCTACACCAACGGCGCAGACAGCTATGACATACCAATAACGAATTTAGGATTTACCTTTGACGGCGGACTGAGTGCTGATATTTCGGCGGTAGGTTTGTCGGTAGAAGAACAGCTTTAAGGGGGGCGAGATAATGGCTGATGAAAATTTGACATTGGCGCAGGATATTACCGAAAACGATTATCCGATGCAACACGCAGGCGAGGAAATCGATGAGATATTGAGCCGAGCCGGCAAGATACACTATGGCACTGTGGAATACAAGATGACGGGAACAAATGCGCTGATGCGGATACCGCTTGGACTGACCTTTGCACCTAAACAGGTCATAGCAACGCTACGGCAGACAGACACACCAACACCATACAAGACGTTCTGCACTCATGTGAATGGGTCGGGAAAGTCGTACTATCTGAATGTCTGCATGGGAGCAAATAACGGGTCAACAGTGGAAAACGTGCCGACAGGAACATACTATGTGGATTACATTGCAATAGAGTAAAGAGGGGTGATTAAATTGACAATAACACTAAACACAGAGTATGACGTAGCCCTAAGCACAGCCCTACTGGGCTACGTCGGTGAAACAAATGCTAGACCCGTGTCTGTCGAGGGCATGGAGATAGACGGCGCAGACCGCTATGTAATGACTATAGACTATGGCGACGGCGTGACATATGAGGTCGATATCACAGGTGGCACATGGACACCTACGGCTGATATACTGCGGTCAGCGCAGACAGTCAGCTGTCAGATAGCGGCTAAAAAACTGTCAGGGCAGGAATATATCCTGGTGAAGAAATCACGAATTTTCCGTCTGCGTATCGGTGCAGCTATCGGTGATACAGCTATCCCGTCACCTGACGTGGCTATGGACGCACTAGACCGCATAGACGCCATAGGCAGACAGGCGCACGCAGATATGCAGACAGCCGTCACCGCCGCAGAAACGGCAACTACGGCGGCAAATAACGCCGCTAAATCTGCCACAGCCACAGAGAAATCAGCCGACACGGCAACGCAGGCGGCGAAACGTGCTGAGACCGCACAGGCATCTGCAGAGACGTTCGCTACGCAGGCTGAAACGGCTAGACAGGGCGCAGAAGCCGCACGTCAGCAGGCGGTCACAGCACAGAACGCCGCCAAGGTATCAGCAGCCCAAGCATCAACGGCAGCACAGCAGGTCGAAGCCGACAAGACAATAACGGCAGGATATGCCAAAACTGCCAAAACTAATGCAGACAGCACTGCGGCAGACAGACAGGCGGTGCAGACGTTGGCAGAACAGGTCGAGGCGGACAAGACCACAGTGGCAGACCATGCCGCTAAGGTTGCAGAGGACAGAACAGCTGCTGAAACAGCTGCGCAGACGGCACAGGCGGTGGCTGATAGTCTGCCTGAGGACTATGTGACGGCTGTTGGAAAGATAGCTGAAAACACGGCTGAAATAGCTAACGTGAAGCTGACCGACAAGGAATTGCAAAGGCGTGTGGACGCACTGTATTTCATAGGTCAGGGTATCACGCATAGGTTTGAAACCGACAGCGAAACGGCATATGCAAAGACAGTGCCTACGGGCGGTAAGCTGATGAGCGTGAAGTCTGTGGGTGGTAGGTCAATCGTGTTTAATCAGTTGGTTAAACCAGTACCCACTGTAGTCACACAAGCGGGCGTAAAATTTACGTTTTCTAACGATGGTATTATTACATTGAATGGAACAGCTACCACAACAGGTAATGCAGTTTCTCTGCAATCCGTTAAAAATCAAAAAGGACATAAATATCTAATGGTTGCAAACCCATTGTCAGGTGTTTATGGGGCAAACCAGTTGATGTTTAGTTCGCAATCATTTGGGCAAGATTCTACAGGTCACGGCACTATAATCGTCAATGAAAGTAGCAACGCAGTATGGTATTATACAATATATGTGTATAATGGCGTTACATATGATAACGTTAAACTACAACCACAGATTTTTGACCTCACCGCTATGTTCGGTTCAGGCAACGAACCCACAAGCGTGGAAGAATTCGAGAAAATGTTCCCTGCAGAGTATTATCCATATAATGCTGGGGAGATTGTCAGTGCAGGCACGGAAGAGGTCGTTGTGGGTGATACCACACACACAATCCCCGAAGCAATCCGCAATCTGCCTGGCTACGGCTGGTCGGCAGGAACTGCACGAAATTACGTTGATTACGAAAATAAAAAATATGTTCAAAGTGTTGGCAGCGTTGATTTGGGAACGCTGACGTGGATTACGGGTTCCACTGGAAAAGTAAGTTTTCAAACATCGCAAGTTACAGGGCAGAAATTGACAAAAAATTATAGCGTTCCGCCAAATATCATTTGTTCAAAATATTCGACAGAATCGCAGAATGAACTATGGGGTCACATAAATGTAACAGGTATAACGGCTAATGCTAACACTGACGGGTATGTCTATGTCAACGATACGTCCTACACCGACGCCACCGCATTCAAACAGGCTATGCAGGGTGTTATGTTATATTACGAATTGGAAACCCCTATCGTAACCGACATTTCATCGTTAATACCAGATGACTTCCTGCGAAATATTGAGGTTGAGGCAAAGGGTAGCGTGACATTTAAAAACAGCAATGGTGATGATTACAGAATACCAGTGCCGTCAGAAGAAGAATATATCGTGAAGCTGAGTGAAGTAGGAGGTACAACATGACGAAGTTAGAAAAATCTATGGTTGAGAGCATGGGGCTGACGGAAGATAATTTCAACAAACCAAAGGTCACCGAGATAGACAGGATAAAGGCAAATGTTGATTTTCTGGCTATGTTGAACGGTGTTGAGTTGGAGGTGAGCGGCGATGAGTAAAAACTATGCAAAGGTCAAGAGATACTATGACAGCCGTTTGTGGTCGGTTGCTATGGTGCACACCGCCGTCGGCAAGTGGATCACGGCTGAGGAGTATACAACAATCACGGGACAAACATACGAAAGCGAGGAACAGTAATGAAAGAAAACACAGCAAAAATCATCATATCAGCAATAGCCGCAGGGCTGTCAGCGTATTTCCGTGTCATGGCGATACCTATAGTCATTCTGGTTCTTGTGATGATCATTGACTACATTACAGGAATGTGGAAAGCATGGAACAGGGGCGAACTTTCAAGCCGTGTCGGTCTTAAAGGGCTTTTCAAGAAAGTTGGGTACATATTTGTGGTGGCGGTGTCAGGCGTACTCGATTGGCTCTTTATCTCAGGACTTTCACAGATAGGCATTGAGGTAAACGTCAGCTTTTACTTCGGTCTTATCGTGACGATATGGTTTATCATCAATGAATGTATTTCTATCTTGGAAAATCTTGCGGTGATAGGTATACCATTGCCGTCATTCTTGGTGAAGATAGTACACAAGCTTAAAATCACAGTTGAAAGCAAAGTGGATACAAACGAAAGTGAGGAATAGAAAATGACATATGATGAGTTTATCAAGAAGCACAATGGCGTAGCTGTTAACTATGACGGCGCAGCAGGCAAACAGTGTGTAGACCTTGCAACGGCATATTTCAACGAGGTCTTCGGCTCAGGTATCAAGAATTTCTGGTATGACGCTCACCATTTTTGGGATTTATTCGATAAGAACACTTGGCTGAAAGCAAATTTCACAAAGGTAAAGAACACACCAAGTTTCGTGCCGAAAAAGGGCGATGTAGCGATATGGTCAGGCACGTTGAATGGCGGCTGGGGTCACATAGCAATCTGCACTGGTGAGGGCAACACGAATTATTTTTATTCGTATGACCAAAACTGGAGTGGAAAAGCCTGCACTAAGGTCAAGCATACTTATGACCATATTGCAGGCTTCCTGAGACCAAAGAAACAGAGCAAGATAAGTGCGAAAGTGCTTGACAAGACAGGTTACAAGCAGGGCAACAAAACAAACGGTGTGCTTGCACTCAAGGAGCTGCTGCTTCTTGCAAAGGCGGTCAAGCTCCACAACGTAGGTATGGATAAGAACGGTACATACGGAAAAGGTACTGCAAAGGCAGTTAATACTCTGCTGAAAAAGTGGGGGTACAGCGAGAATGGCATTGCAGGCGTGAACTTCATCAAGAAGCTCAGCGACGAGATTACAAAGAAGATTAAGTAGGTAGAATTTCAGCCGTCTCGGACTTTTATGGGTCTGAGGCGGCTGATTTTGTTTTGAATTTAAAACGAAAATAACTAGTTATTATTC